ATCGCAAAAATGGATGCTGGTTTTTAATGTTTAATCATATTGATATTGAACTCCCTCAGTTGGAGCGTGAAACCATTGATGGTGTAAGGTACTACAAAGTCCCAGACGAAGATGAACTTATCCGACTGGTCTCCATTACTTCGGTGACCAGTCATTTTAACAAGGAAATCTTTGTTAACTGGCGCAAAAAAGTTGGTGAAGAAGAAGCAGATCGTGTGACTAAAGCGGCAACCAGTCGTGGAACTGATATGCATACTTTGGTAGAACATCACCTTAAAAATGAGAAACTACCAGAAGTTCAACCTCTTTCTGATTTTTTGTTTAAGATATCAAAATCAGACTTAAATCGTATAAATAATATCTACGCCCTTGAAGGGTCCCTATATAGTAAGCAACTGGGTATTGCTGGGACAGTTGATTGTATTGCCGAATATGACGGCGAGTTAGCAATAATCGACTTTAAGACTTCTAAAAAACCAAAACCACGCGAGTGGATCGAACATTATTTTGTTCAATGTATGGCATATGGTTGTATGCTATACGAACTAACAGGATTGTCTGTTAAAAAACTTGTAATCATTATGGCTTGTGAAAATGGAGAATGCGTCGTTTATGAAGAAAGAGACAAATCAAAGTACATCAAACTCCTCAGCAAATACATTAGAAAGTTTGTTAGAGATAAACTGGAGCTCTATGGAACCAAATAAAGAACTAGAACAAGCAATAGAGAATAAGTTTTTAACGCCTTCCAAGTTTGCTCTTGAGATTGAAAAGATTGTAGCAGAAGAAAACTTCAACTATATCGATGCAATTTGTCATTATTGCGAAATCAATAGTCTTGAGGTAGAATCGGTTACGAAACTCATTTCAAAACCTTTGAAAGAGAAACTAAAGTGGGACGCAACTCGTCTTAACTTTATGAAGCGAACATCGAGAGCAAAACTGCCTTTATGATTGTGACTCCCTTTGAAACTTATCAACATTATTTGTCACTTAAAAATCATTTCACGAATCCAAAATACGATTTCTTTAAATATGGTGCGAAGACACGTGCCAGTGTAACTTCTTTCAATAAACGCAAGGACAAATACTGGTTCGAGAAGACCAGTCGTAAATATTCTGATAAAGAAGTTTTAGATTTTCTAATATCAAACTTTGTAGAAGCAGACAACCCGAGTAATTTATGGATTGGAGAAATTATCAATTCTGGAGAAAGGACCTACGCAGAGTGGATGCGGAGACAACAGAGTTTGACTTACTTGTTCAAAGAACAATCAACGGAATTGTTCTCAGAGAACGAATTAGAAACTGTGTTCAATTGTTCCAAAGGGCACCCTATAGTCCTAAAAAGGTTTCTAAGCGGGAGATTATCTCCAGAAACATTCGTAATCTACGACAAAATATTTTCAATCGTAAAAGATTTTGATAAGAAACTTCTGGACCCAGTGTGGGAAACCGTCAGTTTGAAAATTAAAAAATATTCTTCATTTCTAAATATTGACGTGTTCCAATATAAGAAGATTTTAAGGGAAATCATAGATGAGTAGTTTTTTCGACTCCGATATTATTCAGGAAGAACTGAAAGAAATCAATAAGTTACAAGAGGAGATATACGGAAGTATTCTCACTTTTGGTGTGATGTCCCGTGAGACCAAACTGGAACACATTGAAAAACTTGAACTCTTGCTTGAAAAGCAAAGAGTGATGTATACTAGGTTATCTCTCTCAGACGATCCGCAAGCGGTTGAAATGAAAGAGAACCTACGCAAGTCAGTTGCCCTGATGGGATTCCCACCAGAAACTGATATGAACATATTATTCAGTAGTATGAACAAAACCATTGAGTCCCTTAAGCAGTACATTGACCGCTGAGGCAATCTCTGTTATACTATCCGAGTAATCCCCCGAATCCAATTAATCCGAGGTAATCCAAATGTCTTTTGCTGACCTTAAAAAGCAGTCTAAACTTGGTTCTTTGACCGCCAAACTGGTTAAAGAAGTTGAAAAAATGAATACGAGTAGCGGTTCTAGTGACGACCGCGTATGGAAATTAGATGTGGACAAAAGCGGCAATGGTTATGCCGTGATCCGTTTCCTTCCTGCTCCGAACGGTGAGGACCTTCCGTTCGTGAAACTCTACAGTCACGCATTTCAAGGTCCTGGTGGTTGGTTCATCGAGAACAGTCTGACTACTCTGGGTCAGAAGGATCCTGTGTCTGAACTGAACTCTGAACTGTGGAACAATGGCACTGATGCTGGTAAGGAACTGGCACGTAAGCAGAAGCGTAAACTGACTTACATCAGCAACATCTATGTGGTGAAGGATCCTGCTAATCCTGAAAACGAAGGTAAGGTCTTCCTGTTCAAGTATGGTAAGAAGATCTTTGATAAACTCACCGCTGCAATGCAACCTGAGTTTGAAGACGAAGAGGCAATCGATCCGTTTGATTTCTGGCAAGGTGCCAACTTCAAACTGAAGGCGAAGAACGTTGCTGGTTATCGTAATTACGACTCCAGCGAGTTTGCTGCTGCTGCTCCTTTGCTGGACGATGATGACGCAATGGAAGCAGTGTGGAAGAAGCAGTATTCGCTTGCTGAACTCGTTGCTGCTGACCAGTTCAAGTCTTATGATGAACTGAAGAAGCGCCTTGACTATGTGCTTGGCACTAAAGGCACTCCTCGCTATCAGGATCCTGAAGATCTGGATGAAGATAACACCCGTGGTTCTACCCGTGAACTGACTGAGGATCTTCGTGAGGAACTGTCTTCTCTGAAACCCACTCGCCGTGCTGCGGTTGAAGAAGATGAGGATGACGATGCGTTGTCGTATTTCGCCCGTCTTGCCGAAGAGTGAAGTCTGATTACACCATTGATCGTGTAAGTAAGTCCGAAGCCGCAGAGTTACTTCTGCGGTTTCATTATCTTAAGGACTTTTCTAAAACTTTCAAATCGGGTTGGAACTATGGTCTTTATAAGAATAATGACTTTTGCCCATTAAATATTGGTGGTATTCAGGGAGTCTGTGTGTTCACTGGACTCCCTGTTCCTGAGATTGCTAAAGGAGCATTTGGATTAGAACGAAATGAGCAAGAAGGACTCTTTGAACTTTCACGACTTTGCATACATCCTGACACCCAACAGGGAGAGCATAATATCACTTCTTGGTTCGTTTCAAGAGCGATTAAACAGTTACGAAAGGATACTGAAGTTAAAGCAATCATCTCTTACGCTGATAGTGATTTCCATTTTGGTACAGTCTATCGCGCTCTTAATTTTAAATATTGCGGACTCACAGACCCAAAGAAAGATTTCTACTATGCAGACGGAACTAAACACTCTAGGGGCAAAATTAAAGGTGCTGCAGGAGAATGGAAAGACCGTTCCCGCAAGCACCGATATGTGATGATGTTTGATAAGAATCTAAAACTCTTATGGGTTTGATGCTTTAGTATTTTCAGTTTTAATTAGTCTTCCATTCACATACTGAGATGACTTATCATAGTTCATCTCTTTTCTTGTATCTAAAATTATTTGTTGTAGATATCTTGGTTTTAAGACGTAGATTCCTCTTTTTTCGTTATTTTTTCTAATCTCATACTCATAGTTACTAATTCCAATCACAGGATTTAGTGTTGATGTTGGTGAACTTGGATTTGGAATCGTGAAGTTTGAATCAACAACTTTGCCAGCAGGAAGAATCAATCTGTCTTGGGAATCTTTAACTTCTGTAGTTTCATAATGATGAACTGAATTTAAATCATTTCCATAAAGTTCATAAGCATAATTATAAATTTCTTTATCTGAAAGTGGCCACTGGTCTCTGACTCTCGTAATTCCTGCACAGACCAGAACAACCCAATCATACTGAGAACTTCCATAAAGTTCCTGTGCAACTGTTTCTGGTCTTGCACCATCTACAATCTGATACTTATCAAAAATAGTGAAAACATTTTGCAAGTCATCACGAAGTTTAACTCGACGAAATAAATTTTTAACAAGTAAGTAATCATCAGATGACTTACTATCTGATAAGAACGATTGATATTCTAGATTTGGTAACTCTCTAAAGTATGACATTAGTAACCAACTCCATCTGAACCAACAGTTGTATTATAATCCTCAGCATAAATTGGTGTGAGTTCTTGAAATCCTAATCCCAACTGAACATTAACTGGTGCTCCATCGGAATATGTTGCGTAAGTTCCACCAGGTGCATAATTAACTGACATACTTGTAAGAGCACAGATTTTAAACTTATTCAAATATGGATGTGGTTTAGACCCACTCATATATTGAATTCTAAAAACTTCAGGTGCTTGTAGAAAAAATCCTGCGGCACCTTCTCCAGTTCTTCCTTTTTTTGCAGCACTATGAATTTTAAATTTTCTAATAATTTGTTTAATTACTTCTGCTTCTTTCTGTGAGCGAGGAGTCATATCAAATCCAAAAGAAAATCCATCTCTTAGATTAACCCCAGTAAATACTAATTCTAAGTTTGGATTTGATATTGTTCCAGTATATCTTGATGGTATTTCTGCACCTTGCCCTGGTAACAATGCATTAATCGCTGCTTGTATTCCAATAGCTTTAATATAATTTTGAGCTGTTGCTGACTTTGCTGCTTGAAGAAATTTTTGTCCAGTTGCACTTAATTTATTTTGAAGATCTGTAGCATTTTTTGTTTCTAATAATCCAAAACCTCCTGCGGCAAGCAAAGCTCCTCCTATATTAAAAGAACTTGGACCCCATTGTGCTTTGTTAGTATCTCTTATATCATCAGGTATTGGGAGAATAATAGTTCCTTCTATTTTTGCAGTATCTCCGCTCAGTTTATCAATGTATCCCACATCATCTGAAGAAGGTAGAGCAAAAGTTCCTTCTTCAGGAACAAATCCTGGTGGAATATATTTAACAATATCAATTTTCAAATAATCATCCGATGATGTAAGTTTTGATAATGGATATCTATAGTTAAATGGTGCTGATGCCGGTTCTGCCATTTATCCTTTTCTAATTATTTAGAACGAATATTGCTAAAAGGCAGTCTTCTTAAGTCTGCAAGTTCTTGCTGATAGACTTCATATAAACCGCCAGCAACTTCATCCCAAGTATATTGTCTAGATTCTCCCCAGTGAAAATTAATTCCTTTAAATCCCCAGGTATAAACTTCAGTAACAGCAACTAAAGGATTTTGGTCATATTGTATTCCAGTTGTTTTGGCATTATAAACAAAAATATAAAACTTACCAGCAACAGGACGGGTTTTTGTTTCTAGTAGAATACTCATCAATTCAATCATTAAATCATCAGAACTTTCTGTTCCGATTAATTTCCTAACAAGAGGGGCAATTCGATTTATTTTTCTTTCTTGAAGCGTTTTTCTAGGCATTATTTAATACCAAGTTCTTGTTCGGTAATAACTTTAAACTCATATCCACGATCTTCACACCATTCTTTTGCCGCTTCCCATTTTGCTTGGTTCTTAGCATACTCGTAGACTTCACTAATATATTTTTTAGTTTGTCTTTGGGGTTTTTGGGGAGGTAGAGTTTGTTTTTTAGGTTTGATCTCGATCATATATTTTTTAATCGTACCATTAGATTCTTTAACTTTAATAAGAAAATCTGGAAAGTACCGATGTATCTTACCGTCTATTGGTGAACGATATGCGATTGCTTTTTCTTCTGATGACCACGATAAAATATTTTCATTTAAATCGCAGTAAACGCAAAACTTTCTCTCCCATAAGGAACGATAGATGATATTTGTTGGGTCACCATTATATTTTTCTGGAAACGATGGCTTGTATTTTCCTTTATATGACATCTAAATACTTATACTATCCAAATCATATAAGGTATTTAGAGTGCCCGCTACACCACGTAGAATATCTGATATCAAACCATTATTTTCAAATCTTGCTCAGACATCTCATTATCAGGTAATATTTGGTGGATTGCCAACGGCTTTGATTTCTTATTTAAGTCGTAGAGGTGTTAACTCTTTCTTTATTGCCGATACTGCAGGATTGCTGTGCTATTCCGCATCATTACCAACAACATCATTTAGTACAAAGACTGTTGATGGTAATTTTATGGGCATTCAAGAGAAGTTTGCGATGTCGAGATTGTATAGTGAAATTAGTTTAGAATTTTATATTGATAGTAATTACTATAATCTAAAATTCTTAGAGCATTGGATGGAGTTCATTGCTAGTGGATCTCATAATCCAGTTGATAATGCTTCTGCTGGTTCTGTAAGTCAGGCAAATACAAACTATTTTGTAAGAATGCAGTATCCAGAACATTATAAATGCAATTCTACCAAAATTATTAAATTTGATAGAGATTATCAGGCTGAGATTGAATATACTTTTATTGGATTATGGCCAGTTTCATTAAGTGCTCCATCGGTTTCTTATGTTCAGTCTGATGTTTTAAAAGTATCAGCATCATTTCAATATGATCGTTATATTGCAGGTAGACCGCTCAGTATTAACAGATTTAGAGGAGACTTTAATAATAACCAATCATCATCTTCCTCTACAACCAAACCCGCAAATGTTGAACAGCAAACGTTAGTTCCAGTTCGTGGTCAGAGTGGTGTTGTTTTTTATAATAGTAGTGTAGATACCAGGACTACCGCAGAGGTTAATAGAAGATTTTATGATTCGCAAGGTCGTCCAATTATCAACTAAATATCCATATCTGATTAGATTATTATGCCATTACCTAAAATATCTACACCAACATATGAGTTGGAAATTCCTTCATTAGAAAAACAAATTAAGTATCGCCCCTTTCTAGTTAAAGAAGAAAAGATTCTCATTATTGCAATGGAAAGTGAGGATCCAAAGCAAATTGCAGAAGCAGTTAAAACAGTAATTGGAAACTGTATTTTAACTAGAGGAATTAAAATCGAACAATTATCTACATTTGATATTGAATATCTTTTTCTAAACATTCGTGGAAAGTCTGTTGGAGAAGAAGTAGAAGTTCTGATTACTTGCCCCGATGATGGTGTGACGCAAGTTCCAATATCAATTAGTTTGGATGAAATTAAAGTTCAGGTAAAACCAGAACATACAAAAGATATTAAACTTGATGATAATCTGACATTAAGAATGAAGTATCCTTCAATGCAAGAATTTGTTAAAAATAATTTTTCAAGTGATGGGGATATGTCAGTTGATGATACTTTTAGTATGATTTCTTCTTGCGTAGAGCAAATTTATAGTGAAGAAGAATCCTGGTCTGCTTCTGATGTAACCAAAAAAGAAATGAATGAGTTTCTAGAACAGTTAAGTTCAAAGCAGTTTAAGCAGATTGAAAAATTCTTTGAAACAATGCCCAAACTTTCTCATACTGTATTTGTAACAAATCCGAATACTGGTGTGGAAAATGAAATTCTCCTGGAGGGACTAACATCTTTTTTCGGTTAGGTATGGCGCACGTTGATCTTGCGTCATATTATAAAACTAATTTTGCCTTGATTCAGCATCATCATTGGTCTTTAACTGAAATTGAAGAAATGTTACCTTGGGAGCGTGAAATTTATATAAGTCTACTTCATCAATACATTGAAGAAGAAAATTTAAAAAATCAACAACATTCTTAAATTATTTCTGATTGAAGTCTATTTTATTTTTTCAACCTTCATAATGTCTTTATGTCTTTTTCGTTTTCCTTTATATACATTATGAATATTACCATTACTATAACCACTATTTTTGCACCAAGTAGATAATCCACATATTATAGTTACATCTCCATTTGAATGTGTAATTTTCCA